AAAACCCCAAATAAAAATCCTCAACAACTTAGAGTTGCGAGGATCAGAAAGTATATTTTTAGATAGAGTGGATCGTTACCACAAAAACCTAAAAGAGTTAGCTGTTGTTTGATTCCATAATAGATTTTTCTTCTTCAGTTAGACAGTCGTAGTGGACTCTATACGACCCATCAGAAAATTCTGTTGGTTCGTGAGAGTTATAAACACAATAAGGAGTAATGTCCTCATCACAGTAAATTTTTTCATCACAACGATCACACTCAACCCAGTTACATTCTGGACATAAGTAACCGATATATTTATCGTTATCAGCAGGGAGTCTATTAACAAATAGACCCGTACCAAACACAGTGGATCGCATACATTCGATACACTTGTCTCCTATGTCAACTTGTTTACAGTTCATAATCAGTCTCCATAGGAAAAAATTTATCATCAGGATCGGAATTTGGATAAACCCCAGTGTCCTCTAGATATTGGATCGCATCATCCTCACGCTGGCTATCCAGTGCGGATTGATGGTTTTGCATAAATGAGTCAGTCATTGTTTTTTAAACCTCACAAGTAATTTTGAGTATGTTTCGATAGTCTTACGGTATTCATCAAACCTACCGTCAGTGTGAAAGTCATTCGCACAGTCCAGTAAGTTTGAGAGTATTTCGTCTTTACTATCTTTAAGTTGTTTATCTGGATCGGGTTTTGAAATTTCCCATTTGTATAAATTTAGCTGATCTTTGTAGTATCTATACGCAGTGGCTATTGGAACACCATGATCTTCCGTAAGAATGTCAACAATATCTTTTCGAGATAGTTTATCCTTCGGTTTTTTAGTTTCATTTTCTACTAACGTAGTCATAATGAAATTTTCAGCAGTGTCCTTATCCATTCAATAACCTCCTTTTATGTTCTCTAGCTTCACTAAGAGATTCGTAAAACTCAATTACCGAGTACAGGATACTATCAAAAGTAAATCCATCATCATACTCCTTCCATATTTCGTACAAGCTGGTACGATTCCTATTTTCAGGATGTTTCATATTCCACTTCAGTAGAATATAGTACGGTTTAATTTTCATTGAACTTAGCGTATTTAATAAAGGTGGTTTCAAACGCGTTATATAGTATGGTTTGATTATCTGGATCGGCTTTTGAATAGCAAAAAGCGAGGGAAGCCACGAAGCTACCCCCGAATCTTTGCATATTATCCAGTGCGGTATTTATTTGATAATTATTCATTACCAACTGGATTGATAATAAAAATCATCAAAAGGAATATCCTTAGTCAATGTTGGGAACTTTGCATTAAATTCCTCAGTGGACATTGTGCCGTTATGAGTTTTTAAATTAAGCCACCTACACTTTTGAGCGTTTTCGGCTGCTGTCTGGTACGCTATGATTTTGTCGATTTGTTTTTTAGTATTTTTTAAATCCTCAAAATAATATTCATCATATTCTTGAGAACCAAAAAAGAATCCTTCAGTAGTAGGAAGTAACTCACTGGCTGCTGCGGTTGAAACTAAAGCTGGTTCGATAGTTTTACTAAGAAGTTTTAATTGATCTAAAGAAACAGAGTACTCCGCACAGTTATCCTTACCACCCTGTACGTTTTGAACAAACCACTGGTGTATCTGGTTCGACTTTCGCCAGTACATTAGGGGTAATTGCACAGAATAGCACGACCAAGAAGTTTCGTAATCTATTGGAGCGTTTTCCATATCATGGTTATTGAGAAAACTTTGAAATTCAAAAGTTCTCTCGAAGGGAGGTTTGTACTGTCCTCTGGGATAAATCCCGAATGTTTTTGTACCTTTTAAGTACATATCTAAGCCCATAAATTTAGGTGGTTTAGTGAACAATTTTATTATAGTATTATTGTAGTATCTTGTAAATAGTAAATTCTCATTTATTCATTATCACTGATAATTCTGAGAATTTTTAAAAATCGCCTTTCATAGCAGCCTGTACGTTAAATTAAAAATCCAAAAATCGCCATTCATAGTAATAATTCTGCCTAATTTATTTTGCTGACTATCCGCTACATGACTATAAAAATTAGAATGTAGTATATGGTATGAAAAAATTTTGTTCAAAAATTTTGAAAAAAAGTTTTCCACAGGACAGTGCGAGTTTTCCACAGGGGCAAAACGTACTGGCTACTATGAGTAAAAATACTTATATAAATATCAAATTAATTATTACTTAAGTATTACTCTATTGCTATTAAATGAATATTAAATTAGAATACAGTAGGCACTATGCCTATTTTTAAACAACCCAAATTTAAAAAACAAAATGGAAAACCAAATTGAAATTTTCAAAAATCAACTAGAAAATACATTAAGTATTTCTAATCAACAATTTTCTAAAAATTTAGAAAATCAGTTAAATGCTGAAAAACTAGGATATCAAAATAGTTCAAACGAAACTATTTTTAAAGGGTCAAATTTTATTAATGATTCTTTTAAAAAAGATCTTAATATTATATGGAGAGAAAACGAGCTAGATTTTGAAGCAGTGAGGAGAGATTTATTTTTTAAAAATGCTAAAGGTGAATTAATTAAAATTAATGATTATCAAGCCATTTGCCACGATACAAAAGACCAACTTTTGAATATCCCAAAAATGCAATATACAACTTTGCAACTAGATAGTATTAAAAAATTAATTCAGGAGATAAGGGGAAATACAACTATTGAAAGTATTATGAATGTTGATAATAAAAGATTCGTTTTTAATCTTGCTATTGATAACTCAATACAAGAAGTACAAAAGGATGACCCGCACAAATTAAGACTAGTTATTGTATCTAGTCACGATTCTAGTGTTAGTTGTCATATATCATTTATTCATTTTAGAATGTTTTGTTTTAATCAAATGAATAAATTAAAACAGTCTAACCCTTTAGTTTTTAAACATACAAAATCTATTAATGATAATGTAAAAAACATCAATAGAATTATTGATTTTAAAAAGGGTGAATTTACAAAGTCAATAGAAGATTATAAATTAATGGTACGCAAAGAGATAAAAGAAGAACAAGTTAAACAAGTGTTGGAAAATTTATTTTATGAAAAATGGAAAAATAAAAAGGTTTGCACAGATAGAGTTTTAAAAACTCAAAGAGAAAAAACATATTTAGATTTAGTAGAGGTTAAACAAATAAAAGAGAATCTGGAGCGAGAATTTGAACTAAATGGTAGAACGGCTTACAGTTTACATAATGGAATTAATTACTATTATTCCCATCAGATGGGAGCTAGTAATATTAATGATGAAAGTGAAAAGGCAAGAATAAGAATGGAGCAAAACTACTACGGAAAAAACGCAAATATTATTGATAGATCTAAAGAACTTTGTTTAGCTTTATAAATACCAGAGCTAACAACTAAAAAAACTAGCTCAGGAACTAAAAAACCTGAGCTTTTTTTTTTTTTTTTTTTTTTTTTTTTTTTTTTTTTTTTTTTGTTCTATCAGGTAATGAGTCTTAAATAAAACAATTAAGAATCCTATAATTTTAAACTTGTTAAGGTGTATTTGTACTGTTACATATTTAAAAATGTATGATTATTAATTCTAGACTTGAAAACCACTGCAATAACTAGGTTTTTTATAGTCAATTCTTATTAATCTCACTGTCTTTTATTGCTTATATTGTATTAGACAATAAGAAAATAAATGTTAAAATAGAGTAGGCAACAAGCCTATTTTTAAACAACCCTAATTTAAAAAGGAATTAAACCAATGACCACAACAACACAACCAAATCAATTAAACCTACCCGAAGAAAACTTCGGAAAAGTTTTATTATCTGCACCACTTAGTTTTTATATGGATAGAAACCCCGCAATAGTTGCAGAGGTTTTTGATTATCTGGAGCAACATTTTTTTAAAGGTATTTTTAATGGAGGTCGAGACAATCAACAATTATGCAAACAAGTTATTGATACTGAAAATGGTGGTATTCTCTACGGATGGTACACACTAAGCACGGGCAGAAAAATTATGATCAAATGTGTAGGTTATGGATTAAAAGAAAATCAAATGGACTTGGAACAATTTACAAAAGCAGACTATAACAACACTATGGTTATGTTCCCTAGTGATAACTAAATAAAACTACTTCAGGAATTAATCCAATGAAAACACCAAGTCAAAAATTTAAATCTAAAATCAACAAAATAATTATTGATTTAACAAGCAAAGGCAACCACACAACCGCAAGCCACCTCTATCAAACTTATTTTTTATACAAAAAATCTTTTTAAAAAACTATGGACAGAACCTATTCAAAAGCAAATATCAAAGATAAGGAATTATCATTTGATGATGACCAACTTAATAGTATTAAAAGAAATCTAGATAAAGATGATTTCAATTTAATTAATTACTTAGTTGATAATGAATACTCAAGACTAATGGATTTTGAGGCAGAACTCGAAAGAGTTTATAAACCTTATAAACAATGGGGCAAAAAATTCAGACCCAATATTCAAAGTAGATATAGATTATTAATTGATGAAATACAAAGCGAAAAACACCAAATAGAAAAAATCGGAGAACTAACAAATAAATTACAAAATCAATACACACGTTATCACTGGAAACTTCCACACGACCAAATACAGGAACAACTAACAGAAGAAGAATTAAAAAAATTTGGTAGTTGTTGCACTGTAGAACTAATTAATCAAATGGTAGATCTTACTAAAAATTATCTAAAAGACAAATCTATTAATGATTAGTTTTTACACTCTCACGTCATACCCACCCACAACACCCGAACCAATATGGAACGCAACCGCCCCAGACTCTCACCCATAACGATTTATTTTAATAAATCTTTTTTCGCTATGGTATTTTTTATAATTACTTTTATTGGCGCGAGCTACTACGCGCCCGAACATTTACCGCAACAGCCAACAACCCAAATAAAATAAAAATCTAAGCAGTTGCACAATACACCACGCCCGCAAATTAAGCGGGTTTTTTATTGCTTATGTATTCCACTAGCCACCGCACGCACAAACCACCGCACGCACCCGCCACCGCACGCGCGGGGCAGTGTTGCAAAATTTTTAGAATATTTGTTAATAGCACTGAACCTACTGATAAATCAGCAAATTAAGACTATTTTTTCTTTCCTTCTACGCTAATAGATAATGTTGGAGTGTTTAGATTAATTGTCTCTTCACTCTCTCCAAGAACTTTTCCTAACGAATCCAATATCTGAGCAGCAGTCTGAAGCTGACCTCTCTTCATTGCTTTGTTAAAAAGCCTCATTCTCATCCCCTGGAGTCGTGAGACCATCTTTTCCCTGTCTTTTTCCCAATCTTCATCGTTCCATTCTTTCACCTGTCTCCAATCTCTCCATGCTGTCTCGACCCCAATGTTCTCCTTACTTGCATGATCGTGGACTAATTGTCTAGTTGTTAAACCTTCAAGCTGGCGATTGTACAATCTCTGCCTTCTCGCTTCGATAACTACATCTGGATTTCTCTTTCCACAGACCTTACCACCCATAGGTGCATTTGGACTGTCTACATCTGG